TTTCGTCGTATTTATTTACTGCTAATGTGTTTTCTATAAGTTCTTCTTCAGCAATTTCTACAGTTTGCTTATAACTCATTTGCATATATAGATCTAACTCTTCTTGACTAGCTGGTAGATCAATTGGATTAGAAACATTATACAAATCTAAACCTAAATTTTGCTTAAACTTATCTAAAGTGCCTTTCATGTTTATATCTCTAGAAACAGCTTGAGCGTATTTTGATTTTTGTTCTAAAGAAAAAGGATCTTGAGCAACTGTTTGGATGTCGTAAGATTTATTAGACATACCATTAACTACAATATCTACGAACTTAGGTATAACAGGTACAGGTTTCCAGTCTAAATTTAAATAAGATAAATCACCATTAATTGATAACTCATCTTTATATTTGGCTATTGATTGTTCACCTCTAGCGTATAATCTTAATTGATGAAAATTACTATAACTTTGAGCATATCTGTTTCCAGATCTACCTTCTTGAAACCACTCTCCTTCGATAGCTCTAGCGACTTGTATGCCGTAGTCTAAACTTGCTTTTACTTCATCGCTAACCACTTGGCTAGGAAAAGAGCTGTTAGTATTAGTGTATACTTTCATTTATCTTATAATTTTTGACGATGTTCCAGTGTTATCATATCGTTTAATTCCTAAATCGATAGGTTTGTATTCTTTTTTAGCAACAGGTGTATATCTATTTTTATTGCAAGCCATTATAGCTAAACCAGAGCTAATAGAAGCATCGTGTTTTGTCCTGTTATTTATATTAAATTTAGCCCAATCTTCTAATGTTCTTTGAAAATACATGTTGCCATAACCATCAACTGTCTCACCTACATTTTCTTCAATATAGGTTTCAATAGCAGCTGCATGCGCTTGTTTCATATCTTCGCTAGAGTTGGGTATTCCACCAATATCTCTTTCTGTTACAGACAACTTGTTATAAACTTTATCTGGTCTATTTATAGAAAAACCTCTATAACCTCTTCTTTTAAAATGATAAAGTAATCTTGGTTTATTGTTTTCTGCAAGAATAGGCATACCGTAAAAAACACAAGCCATTAAAACATCTTCAAAAAATATTTCAGCAGTTTGCGGTCTAGCTATGTATTCTAAAAAAAATAAATTTGGTGGCACGTTTTCCATTGAAAACTTTGTAAGCCCGTGTAAAGATCCGTTAGAACCTCTTTTATCAACTGTACCAGATATATCATAGCTATCACAACCAAAAGCACCGCAGTGTTCATTTCCCGGATATTTAATACCGTTTTTAATAACTATTCTATTTTGTAAATCAGATGGTGGTACCCAAGATATTTTAAACCTACCGTCTTTATTTGGGTAAAATAAAACTCTAGTATCTTTAATACCATTCTCCCATTGAAAGCTACCTGTTGTTATGGTGGCTGTATTTTGTAAATCAGCGTTATAATCTATTTGCTGATATATTTTTGTTAAGTTAAATAAAGACTCTTTTGCTTCATCTCTAAAAGCATGCTCCTCTGTACGAGGAAATTGTCTATAATATTCATTTAAACTATCTTGGTCGTTTTTCAAACCATCGACTTCATTTTGCCAATGCTCTATTACGCCTTGGGTTATTGGATCTTCAAAAGGTCCACGTGTATCTTCTGTTGGCGTTTCGAATACAGGTGCGCCATAAGAATCGATGAATCCTTCGTAGTTCCATTCCATAGGTATGAACAAACTATATAATCCTGAGCTAGTCTGTCCATTGCGGTTTCTTTTTGTGACATCTGATGCATAATAAAGTTTTTTAAAGTTTTCACCACCTTTATCTAAAGCATTTGATGTTGAACCCATCATACACTTACCAATGATTCTAGAACCTAATCGTAAACAAGTTTTAGTTACTCGCCAGTTATTTAAAATATTATTAGGTCTTTCCCACTTTCCACTTTCATCGTGTACTAGTAGTTTTAATTTTTCACCATCATAACTGTTATCTCCAGTGTTTTTCCAGTCAACGGTTGTATCAAGCCCTTCAAGTTCTTCTGGTCTATCTGTTGAAGTAATGTTCCGTCTCGTAAGCTTAGACGCTGGAACTCTATATGCAAGTTCTGATTTCGGTCTATCCATACCGTCTTGTATGGGTTTGAAAAAGAACGGATAGTTAACTGAAATAGGTACAACCTTGTCAGTAAACATTTTTTTTGCATCAGGTCCTGATTTTGATAATATACCAAATCTAGCATCACTTGATATTGTAGCTTGGTTAACAATTTCTCCAGATCCCATAAAAGAAAATCCTGATCGTCTGTTTTTAAGATAGCACATGCCGAAGCATCTTCTATCTGCTTTACAAGCTTCCCAAAATATATAAAATAACCTATTTGATTCTCTAAAGTCTGGGCTTCCAACGTCGATTTTGGACCACTGTAAATACATATAGTGAGTGCCAGTAATATAAGTAGGTTTGTTTTTGTTATTAAACCAAAAACCTTGTTCACGACGTTTAAACTCATTGTCGATATAATCGTACCATTTTTCTTTGAAATCTTCATCGTACGCTTTCCAATCGAATATAGTTTTTATTCTTTGTAATTCTTTTGGATATTCAAACGGTTTCCATTTGTTATCTTCAAATTTATAAACATCTTGACTTTTTGGTAAAGCTATTTTTAAATTTTGTATTTCGTATATATCACCTATTTTACCAGTCTTACTAATTACAACAACATCAAACTCTTCATTGTAACCATACTCCCATTTATTATACCTATTTTTTTTATCTATTACTTTAGGCTTAATGTGGTTAGGTAATATTTTAAATAATGATTGCTCGTACATTATCTAGATCTTCCTTCAGCAAAACCTTTAAAAGAATTTTCCTTCTTTTCTACAGTTTTATTATTTAGTATGTTTTCCTCATCTTCAATACGTTTAAGTATTTCAAACGCATCAAATATAGCTAGCTTTTTAGTTGCAGCTGCATTTTTAAGACGATCAGCTGATAAATCATCATCTGAATCAACAATAGCTTCTTTAGCTACCTTAATTAATTCCTCAACTGCTTTTTGCCCAGCTAGGATTATATTCTTTTTCGTCTCCTTGGTGTTCATACTTAATTACAATATCATTTGATTTCATACAATATAATCGTTCGTCGTCTATAATAAATTCAAACTCACCAAACGGTGTGTAACCAACTAGGTCACCAGGAACGATTTTAGCAGCTTCTAAGGAACTATTACCATATTTAAGTATTCCTATAAGCTTTCTTTCTTTATCCAGTGTTAGATCGTTATTATCTAACAAAGGTTTTATAAAACATCTATCTTGAAAAGTTTTCCAATTATTATCACTTTTGTATAGATAAATTTGGTCGGGTGAGCAGAAGTAAAGATCATCTATAAATTTAGATCTACTATCTTTTCGCTTACCCCTAGCATCAAAGAAACTTCTGAACACATTGTGGTGAATAATTACTATATCACCTTTTTTAATTAAAGTAGAATAAGCAGATGGTGTTGAAACAACCACTGCTGTATTACTTACTGCTCTAAAGTTTTCTGTGCTAGCATTAGTTACTAGGCTTTTGTCACCTATTTTAACTTCATTATCGTATCGCTTATTAATAGGCTTTACGATAAAGTCAAATAAACTTTTCATTAATATGTTAAATCATATTCAACGGATATAGCCATGTTAGAATTAAACTTCTTCCATGGCAATACCTCGTTGTTTTTTTTAATGTGTATACTGTAAGAGTTGTCAGACTCACTGTGTAGTATATGAGAAATTTCATGACCACCGTAAACCTGCTGACCTACAGCATAATGCATCGCATCATTCTTGTAATCAGAACCTATACTTATTTTTCTAATTACATTACTCATTATTCCTCTGACTTAACGACAGCTAGTTCAGCTTCGTCTTCTTTTTTAATTTCAGTGTAACTACCATCTTGCATATTAATATTGATGGCACCATACTGCTCTTCAAGTTCTTTTTTAGTTTCTTCAATTTCTTGAGAGAGAACAGCTTGAACGTGCATGGCTTCGTGTTTACGAACCTCCATTACACCGATTTCAGTTAAAATGTTTTGTAATTTTCCTTGTTGCTCTTGGATTTTTTCCAATTGCTCTTTTGTAATTTTACTCATTTGATTTAATTTAATTAGATTATTTTAATTACTTATCTTTATTATCACTTGATTTTTTACTCTTTTCCCAGGTTCTACCAACAAAATAAGCTCCATACACAGTTATTAAAAGTGATTGAAATATTGGTATGTATTCTTCAGCTACTTGAAAACCTCCAACGTTACCATCAGCAAAAGCTAAAATAGTAAATATAGAAGTTAAATAAACAAGTACTAATGGGCGAATATTTTTAGATAAGAACGAATCAGACTGCATGTCCATTTTCCAACGCTCTGTAATTTGACTTTGAGCATCCTGATCCGCTTTTTCTAAAAGTTCTTGCAATTTTTGTTTTGCAGCTAATCTTTCTTCTTCTGTAGTAGTTAAATTATCAATAACTTTACCGATATCTTTAATTAAACCACCAGATATAAGACTTAATAGCTTTTTCATTTATTGTTTTTTAGAAGCTTTGTAAGCTTTAACTTTTTCAGCTTCTTCTGCACTTATAGTCCATTTACCTGGTTTATCAGCATAATGCTCTAAACCTGGAACTTTTTTCAAATAACTAGAAGGTAAAAGTCCACCGGCTTCTCCTTTTGCGCCAGCACTTTCCATAGCACTAAAATCTACAGAGCTAATTTTTTGTGGCTCTCCAGATCTTTCGTCTTTTTTCTTTTTATCGTTATTACCATTTTTTTCGTCTTGCATGAAAGGCGTGGTGGCTTCTTTGTTGTAGCCAGCTCTTTGTAGTGGTCCGTTTTTTAATTTCATTATTTAATTTTTTTGTTTTGCTCTATATTCTTTAGCTGCTTGTTGAGTTTTAGATATTTTACTTAACAAACTTTTATCTCCACTTCCAAATTGACTAATTGTAAAATCTGTTACACCAGCTACTTTTTCAGGAGTCGCTTTACCTACTTTTAATCTAGACGCCGCTGGATCCCCTACTACGTTACCTTGTCTTGTTTTTAATGATTCAGATAGTTTTTTTACAGCTTTTTTAGTTTGTTCAGGCAATTTCGCGGAAATAGTTACACCTGAAGTAAAGTCTCCTTCAGGAATTAAAGTACCAAATTCGTCTCTTTGTCCAGCCGCTAGTTTGGTTCCTGACCTAGAATCTAAAACTGGATCTTGATCTTGTTTAAAAGGTGTGGTAGCTTTTTTATTGTAACCAGCTTTTTGTAATGGTCCTGATTTTTGATTGTAGCCCATAATTTATTTTTTTAATATTCTTGTTAGTGTAATTGTTTTTTTTAAATCTCCGTTAAAAACACATACTAATGTATCTTTATGTTTCATTTTATAACTTATATTAACTGAATAGCCATTTACAGGGTTGTATAAAGCTGTTTTAAAATTGTTTTTATTTTGAGATAAAATTTTTTCTGTAATAATTTGGTTTTCGTAAAAACTAAAATTATGAACACTTAAAACTCTGTACTCGCTAGCTAGTATAACTGTGTGATAACTTGAGGTTTCGCTTATCCAAGCGCCTTCAAACTGTTCTTGTGCTTTTAATGATAAAGATGTTACCATTAAAAACATAATTAATATTTTTTTCATTTAATTTCATTTAATTTAATTTAATTTATTTAGACTTTTTATAAGCCTCTTTTTCCCAAGGTAAATTTTTAGCACCTTCGTCCATTATTTTTCTTGAGTATTTTTTACCTTTCCAATAAACATTGTTATCATCGTAGTCAAGATCACCACGTTTCATTTGATCTATATGTACTT